GGACAAAGGTGCTGCTGTGGCTCGTGCAGCGAATGGTCCAGGTAGCGCTACGGCACAACGTCTGGCTTCCCAGAACGTGCTGCGTCAAATCCTCGGACCTACTGGTTTGCCTGAGTCGTGGGCTGAATCTACGCTACTGAATACCGCTATGCGTCCAGTGCAGTTCGCCTACAACGGTGTGGCTGAACCCAAGATTCAACAGGTGCTGGCTGATTTGTTGCTCGACCCTACCAAGGCTCGTGCAGCGTTGCAAGCTGCTAAGACTGCTCCTCAGAGCTTGCCAAAGAACGTGCGTGATGCTATCCCGTACTTAGAGCAGGCCATGAAGACCTCAATCCCGGCTGCTGCCCTTGCTGGACAACGGTAGGAACAAGATGCGCTTGAGCTTGCCATCCTTCATCCTACTACGTAGTATCTCAACGGATACACGTATTGGGACGAGAATTGCAACAGCAATAAACGGTTTCAGGAAGATGGCTAGTAACATACTCATCGGAATATTTTTAACAGGAGTTCAGATATATGGCTACATTACTGCCTGAGGGCAAGCAGAGCTTCAACAACAGTGCTGGTGCTCCGTTGGTAGGTGGTAAGGTGTACACCTACGACGCGGGCACCAGTAACCCACGCACCACATACTCTGACGCAGCAGGCACAGTACCCAACACGAATCCCGTGGTGCTGGATGCCCGAGGCGAGGCTACGATCTTCTGGGCAGGTGCGTACAAGGTTATCCTGAAAGATGCTGCAGACGTTACTATCTGGACTGTTGACAACATCACCAGTTCGGATATCGTTGATATTGGTTTGCAACCCAAGTTCAGCGCGTCTGTGGCAACATCGATTGGTGGCTACCCTGTCGGGTACGTGCTCCAGGATAACGCTGGTCTCAACTCATACGTGAATATCGTTGCTGCCAACACAACGGACTTCAACACCACACCAGCGTCTATCGGTGTATCCTGGATACCCTACGCAGGGCAGACAGCTACTCAAGCAGGTACTTCGATGTCCGCCAGTGCAGCAGGCACCGTGGACGCTATCACGGCAACATATTCACCAGCGCTCACAGTGTTAACCAACGGCATGGTTCTGCGTTTCCGGCCTACCGGAGCCAACGCTACTGCTACACCAACGTTCGCACCAAACGGTCTTGCTGCGAAGACTATCGTCAAAGGTGCGAATCAGCCTCTGCTCGCTGGTGATATCGCAGGCGTGGCAGCATGGGCTGAAGTTCAATATGATTTGACTCTCGATAAATGGGTGCTGATAAACCCAGCTACGGTAACGGTGAAACAGATTCAGTCGATATCTGCTTCAGTGGCAGTTAACGCGCTGACGATATCTGCTTCGTTGCTGTCGTTGGACTTCCGTTCTACCGCACTTGGCTCAGGTGCAGTCACTACTGTTTCGGGTGCTCCAGCGAATCTGGTTATCTCCAGTGGGTCAACCCTTGGCACCATTAACGCGGTTCAGTCGCGTATCGCAGTCCTGGCTATCAATAACGCTGGCACAATCGAGCTGGCTGCTGTGAATATCGCTGGCGGCAACGACCTGACTGAAACAGGCGTGATCACTACAGTTGCAGAAGGCGGTGCTGGTGCTGCAGATAGCGTGAACGTTATCTACTCCACTACCGCTCGAGCTTCCGTTGCGTATCGAGTCATCGGGTATATCGAATCTACTCAAGCCATAGCAGGTACTTGGGCTACTGCACCCAGCACGATTCAAGGTACGGGCGGTCAGGCTCTGGCTGCTATGTCCTCTGCTGGGTTTGGGCAGACTTGGCAGACGTTTACGGGTAGCCGTGCAATTGGTGTGACCTACTACAACACGACTTCTAAAGAAATAAAGGTGCATGTTGCGTGCAGTGGTTTTATAGGCCCTTGCTACATAACCGTCGGGGTTCCGGGAACTGCTGGAGGAACAGCCAGCTATGGCCAGCCCGGTACAAGCAACATAACTCCTTTATTCGCCACGGTTCCACCCGGACATTTTTACAACCTGACTTACACAAGTGGGACCATCACTCAGTGGTCCGAGGAGCGTTAACATGAACTACAAAGCCCCCGACAACTCCCTGCACGTTATTGATCCTGAGTTCGCCTACATGCTCCCCGCTGGCTTAGTCCCAATCACTGATGCAGAAGCAGAGGCACTGCGCCCGGTTCCTCCGCCTCCAACAGTACAACAGCAACTAGCCCAACTCGACGCTGACCACGCACTGACGCAACGCAACCTGCGCGAAACCGTAATGCTGATGGCAGAGGCGTTCAAAACTCTCAGCGGTGGTGCTCTGGATTTGTCGCAGATACCCGGTGTGCAGAAAGTCTACGCAGTGGAAGCAGAAGCCAAAGCCTTGCGGGAGTCGCTGTGATCGCGCTGCTCATCAAGCTCCTACCGTATGTCGCGCCTGCACTGCGATACGCTGATAACCCTGCTCGAAGTTATTGGCGCGTAGATCTGCTGGTATACACGGTGTTCGTCTGGGTCGTGGACATGGTGCTCGCCGCTTTGTTCTTCTCTCCGCAGAGAGGTGAATGGACAATAAGCCACACCCTTGAGCGCACAGCACTCGTGTCTACGCCACACAAGATGCTGGCACTCGAGATTAATCGCATCAGCCCCAACCATATCAAGTCTATATCATGAGTGATGACCCGATAGATCGCCGCGACTACGGTCGCATGGAAGCACAAGTCGAACAGCTTACCAAAGACGTTCACGCACTCAAAGAGACTGTTGAAGTCATGCGTGACATGATGCAGCAGGCGCAAGGTGGCTGGAGAGCTATCGCGATGTTGTCTGGTGTCGCAGGTATCGTCGGTGCTGGCGTAACGTGGATAGCTACGCACATCAAGTTCTCGTAAAGGCACCACATGAATATCCAAGACACAATCACCGAGCTGATCAAGCGTGAAGGTGAGTACACCAATCACCCAGACGACAAGGGTGGTGAAACTAACTTCGGCATCACCGTAGCAGTGGCTCGAGCCTTCGGGTACACGGGGCCTATGGCGTCCATGACCCAGCAAGTAGCACGTGACATCTACGCACAGCGTTACTGGCACCAACCCCGGTTCGACGACGTTGACATGGTCAGTGCTTCGATCGCTGAAGAGATGCTCGACACAGGCGTAAACATGGGTCCAGGTACAGCAGGTAAGTTCCTGCAGCGTGCACTGAACGTGCTGAACCAAGGCGACAAGTCGTACCCCAACATCACCGTAGATGGTGGTGTAGGCAACATGACCATCGCAGCACTCAAAGCGTTCTTAGCAGCGCGTGGCAAGGCAGGCGAGACAGTACTGGTGCGTATGCTCAACGCTCAGCAGTCAGTACGATACATCGAGTTGGCTGAAGCCAACGCAACCCAGGAGTCATTCGAGTACGGATGGCAACTCAATCGTGTAGGGGGTCTCTGATGGACTGGACGAAACTCGTAAGCACGGTCGCACCGTGGATTGGTACTGCCCTCGGTGGTCCGCTGGGTGGCATGGCGGTGGAAGCTGCTGCCAACGCTCTGGGTCTGACCGACAAGACGGTTGACTCAGTGAAGCAGGCTCTGGCAGGCGTCACACCTGATCAGATGCTAGCACTGAAGAAGGCTGACCAGGACTTCGCGCTGCAGATGCAGGCCCTAGGCTTCAAGAACACTGCCGACATGGAAGCCATCGCAGCAGGCGACCGGGACAGTGCAAGGCGCATGCAAACAGCCAAACCTAGTCCAGTGCCTGCCCTGCTGACTTGCTTCGTCGTGGGGGCCTTCACAGCCACGCTGGTGCTCCTGCTGAAGTTCGACGTACCTGCTACCAACAGGGACATCGTGGTGTACATGATCGGCCAGCTCAGTGGGGGCTTCACCAGTGCGTTAGCCTTCTGGCTTGGCACCACACGGGACTCCGGCCGGAAGACGGAGCTGCTGGCACAGAGCACCCCTAACCCCTGAGATACCAACGGTATCCAAGTCAAAGGCCCCTCTTGGGGCCTGACTTTTTACTAGGGGGTAGCCTAGGGCAAGGGCTAAAAACCGACCTTACGATGTTTTTGCCCTTCGCTTGCTAGTAAGCTGTAACCAGCACCGTCTTGCCCAGAGCACGGATACGGCTTGCACGCTCATTGGCACGCTCCATGGCGTATTCAGCAGTACCCACACCTTCTTCCAGCATCTTGCCGTTCATCTGGATGGTGTACGCCGTGCCATAGGCTTCCACGATGATTTCCACTTGCGCTGCACGCTTGGCACGCTTGGAGCCTGCTGTACCCTTGAGGATGGCAATGGCGGTATCGAGGTGGCGAGTATCTGTCATGAGGTGCTCCGAGTAGTTGATAGAAGTATTATCACGAACCTCCGAAGAGGTTCGCAAGAGGTTTCGTTACTTACCCAGGATGTCGTCCAGAGCTGCGTCAACAACCTTCTTGGCTTCCTTGACCTTGGCTGTCTTGGCTACATCAACAGCACGACGTTCACGCTTGGGTGCAGGCGCAACGGGTGCTTCAGCCTTCACGGTCTTGGCACGCTCGTACAGCACTTCCTGGATGTCCCAACCATTCTTCTTGGCAGTACGACGGCAGCAGACCACCAGCTTGCCTTCTTCGTTGATGGCAACGATGGGACGCTTGCGACCGTCCTGTGCTGCAACGGTCTTGGCTTTCGCCTTGCTGGTGATAGTAGGTGCCAGCTTGTGGGAAGTGGCTGTTACTACGGGAGTTGTGGTCTTAGACATGGTGGATTTCCTTTCAGGGTTGCCGAACTGCGGAATGCAATTCAGTGAGCGTATTTTCGTACGTTCAAGAACTCCACCAAGACCTTTCGTGAAAGCCTTATCAAGACGTAGGGGTATTCAAATATCCCTGCCTTGGTCTACGTACCCAGGACCGGGTCCACCAGTGTCGTACAGGCCTCCCAGCTTGTTCCACACACGATCTTGCTTGTCGAGCGCTGGTGATGGGTACGTCTCGGAGATCAGGCGTTCTATGCGTGCTTGCAACATGGTCAGGTCTTCAGCGAACTGCCAGTTACACACGGAGTTGATGCAAGCGTACTCGATAGGCAACAGGTTGTTCGCTTCAGCGTACTGCGACATACGGGCGAAGCTGACCATCTTGTGGCGTGGCATGCGCCCACCAGTGGAAGCCAGCTCGATGAGCTTCTGGCAAAAGTGCAGTGCCTTCTCAGCGTCTTCCTTGCCCTTCTTGAATCGGTGCCGTGTGATGTACTTGCTGATCTGGCCTTCGAAGTAGCCTAGGTCCAGCTCGTGGCAGAGGTCCCAGTGCTGGAACGGGTTCTTGTAGTGGGTGCCTCCCACTTGGGTAGCGTTAGCGGTGCTCATGCGTTCATCTCCAATTCTGCACCTGTTGCTGGTGCTATTCCAAGGGTCCAGGCGTCGGCAACAACCTCAGCGGTCAACTCCTGTGCGTTATCGGGCATCTTTGCGGTGAGTATCCATCCGAGCCCACGAGCTACCGTAGGTCGGCAATACGAGTTGCCCAGACGGACTTCTTCCAGGCACCACAACACCAGCTCCATACGGTCAGCCCACTTCAGCAGGATGGCCTCAGGCACGGTGATCTGGAAGTCGTGGAACAACGGCGCAAGCTCTTCCTCGATGCTGTCCATCAGTGGTCCCAGCTCTGGGTGTACTCGCTTGATGGGAGCAGGTATGTCACCCGTGAACAGCTCGGGGAGGTCGTGGTGCAGCACAGCGTTCATCAGGTTCTTGGTACACAACGGGTTGACCTGCTTGACGAGCATCAACATACCGAACGTGTGCTCTGCGATGGTCTGTGTGCGGTGCGTGCGCTTCACGTGGTAACGCTTCACAGCACCAGCGTCACGGTACAGCGTGGCTTCTACGAGCGTCTTCATACCAGCACCACTTTCTTGTCAGCAGCACGGTGAGCGCGACGTTGTACCCACTCGAACATCGCGAGTCGCCAGTCTTCGGCAGGCAGCTCTTGGAGGATCGCCATGGAGCTGGTGTAGAGCTTCGCCTTGTACATATCGTACGCACGCACAACAGGCTCAACCACGTTACGTCCGAACTCGGACACGTACTCTACCGTACGGAGGTCTTTGCCCTGCTCGACTTGCGTAGCCATGCGGATGCAGTCGTAGTACAGCATGAGCGCGTCTTCCGCGTCGGTAGCCAACGGATACGGGTGTACCGAGTCCATGTTGTATGGGTTGTGAACATGGCCGTGCTCGTACTGCCCATCACGAAACTTCAGCCAGAACGGGTTGTCCGTGTAGACGTGGTAGTTGTTGGACTGCTGAACGTAGTAGCCTACCTTGACGCCTACGCTGAGGGCGATGAACTCTTGCAGGATACTGAACTGCACTGCGTTGGCACCGTATGCACCCCACACGGCATCGTTGCTTCGGTTGCATACCGTCATGTTGAGTTGGCCTTCCACGATGTCCAGCATGACCATGTCGTTGCAGGGCATGTCCTTGGTCGACTTACCCAAATCCATGATTGGGTTCCAGATGCTCAGCACGACTTGCCGTGTGTCTGGCTTGCGCTTCAGCATTTCGCAGGCACGCTCAATTTGGTCGAAGCCGAAGGCGTTGCGCAGACGGTGCCCGTACGCACCATGGAACACCACACCGTCATCGCTGAACTGGCTGATGTTGTCCAGGAAGTACTTCGGCAACTCAACTCGGTTGCTGCCTGACAGAATCCACAGCGACTCGATTAGGTGGAAGAACGGGTTAGCATCGCGGATGGGGTCGAACAGTACGCGCTGACGGGGCTGCGAGTACACGGTGCTGACGGGGCCTGGAACCCGCATGGTAGTCAAGCCACGGGACTCGGAGAGCACGCCACGTTCTTGCAGCAGCTTCAAGCCCAGAGGCAGGGCTTCGTTGACGTTGTTGACGCGCAGGATAGCGCCATAACGGTTGTCGTTCATGTTGTGTTGCCTTTCAGAGAAGATCATCTACGCTGGGTTCAGGGAGACCCAGCAGCTCCAGCGTCAGGTTGTACGCCTGACGGTATTGTACCCGGTGTACTTCAAGACCTGCTCGTTCAAGACGGTCTGCCCAACTACGTGCAGACGCCAGCTTGCGGTACAGATTCTTAGGGTCGTAGGGCTTCGTGGTGCCCTTGGCTGCACGACGCTTCAGCACGTTCTTGATACAGACGGTTTCGGGTGTGTCCAGTAGGACGAACACAGCACGGTCAAAGTAACTGGCGAACGTTGCGCACGTGTCCACGCCTGGAGTGACCAGACCTTCAGCGAACACGTTGCGTACGAAAGCCACGTTCTCCTTGAGCACGTCGTGCAGGGCTGCGTAGGGCTGCATACCGTCCACGCCCCCACAAGCGTTGCCGTACTTGCCTGCCAGAACCACGCCAGCGGTCCCGGTGTGCGTCCAGGTAGCCTTGGGGCTATGCACCAGCTTGGACACGCCTTGCGCACCACCAGCAGCAGCCAGCACAGCACGGGCGAGGGTGCTCTTACCACTCCCGTTGGTGCCATGCACGTAGACGAGCGTGGTCACAGGTGACTCGCTACTTCTACGAGCGTTGGCTCGTCCCAGATACCACCAGCATATAGACCATCAAGGAGCTTCTGTGCCGTAGGTGTTTCTGCAACCATGCCCTTCAGCCTGTTGTACGCCTTGGCACTACGGAAGCCGAACTTGTAGTCGCCGACCACATGCTGCTTGAACACACAGCACACGGTCTCGGCTTCCTGCAGAGCCAGCTTGCGACCTTCCTTCACCGGATAGGCCAGCTTGCCTACATGCGCAGTGACCACACCCATGATGACTTCCAAGGTGAACAGGTTCTCCATGTCGCCGATCATGTCAGCACCCTGCTTCGGTACCTTCGGCATGTACTTCTCGCAGCCTGTGAAGTCCACGGGCTTGCCCATCACCGTGTCTTGGATGTCGGCCAGCTTCCAGTAGAAGTAGTCGCCCATCTGTGCCATGTGACTCATGTTCTTGCGCACCTGCAGATACGACGAGGCGAAGCAGGCTTCGATCATGGCCTCAGGCTTGGGGTACAACGACTGCCACTGTGCCAGCGCTTTCAATCCAGCCTGCCCACGGAAGTGTCGACGCTCTGAAGCACGCTTGGCATGCGGATACACGTAGCGCAGGAACTCGTAGAACTTGGCACCCTGGAAGTCACTGGCACGCGCTGCCAGACCAGGATTGTAGAACGTACACCACGCCAGCACGTAGCGAAGCTTCTGTGCCAGTGGCAGATCAGCGCGACGCAACAGCATGTATCCAGGGTCAGCGTCCTCGAGCTTGAACATCTGCGTAGCGAACTTGCGCCAATCGCCCGTGTGGTCTGTGGC